CTGCTGTGCTTTGCTTCGTTGTGCTGATGCTCTTGCTCTTTAAGTTTCATTTCCATCTGTTGCTGTTCTGCTTGAGAGCCTGCTTGCCCCTCTTGAGCAGCTTTTTGTTCTTTTGCTTGATCAAGTGCTAGTATAGTTTGTTGCCATGCCATATACGCCGAATCACCCGGTATGTAGGCAAGTTCGCGTCTTTCTGCTGCCCCTTTATCCCCAAAGAATGTTTCACGAATTTCACCACGTGTATAGTTTTTCTCTACAAGAGCCCAAAATGCTTGATTTAAGGGTAAATCTGCTGCCGGTGTGTTAATTTTTTCTTTCTGTGATTGCACCAGCAAATCATTCATTGATTTCCACACACTCATTTCTGCCTGCATCTGTGCAATCTCAGATTGAGGTGTTTCATCAGTGTATCCAGTGAATACAAATTTATACTTATCAGACAATCCTTTATCAAGAGCAGGTACTAAATCACTATTAATCATATCCTCTATGAACATTAGTATTGGATATAGCCCTCTTTCTCGAGAATAAGCTATTTTGTATTCATTATTAGCTTGCTGCATAGGAGCTCTTCCATTAGCAGAGGCTAAATATTCTAACCCTAATTCAACTGGATCTATCTGAAACATAGCGGCTATAATTCTCATTAAATGATTATTAAAGTTTATGTATTCCATCTCTTTGGCGGAACCAGACATTGGTACCCACTGAACATCATCTAAACCAGCAACAATAGGGGTTCTCCATGCGTGTTGTTGACCAGAAATGCTGTTATAAAATTGACGACGGAAGTTCATGAGTTGAGCTTGTGTGACTGTGCCCTTTAAGTGTAGCACACCGCGTGCAGCATAACCATGAGTAAAGAAGTTCGCGTTGTAGTTCTCTACGTTTAAATGGTTAGTTACGTTAATAATTGATAGCTCTAATGGAGAATAACAATTGTGAGATACAACCTGATTGGCTATATAACTATGATTATCTCTGACTTCAAAATTGTGTACTTTTCCAGAATACATGTAACTATTAATTCTTGCTACAGAGACTAGAAAATAATCCTTAGTATCTCTATAATAGAACTTAGAATTATTTCTTACTTTTTTGTTTTTAATTTCTTTAAATCCAAGAGTTAATAAGGCGCCTCCAGGTATCTGGAGTCTATATGAGTCAGACTTATGAAAATCAACTTCTTTGTTCCTTAAAATCTTTTTAACTGTTCCTTCTTTGCCGTATTGCTTAATTTTAGATAAAAAACCCAAACTATTCAATAATGTAGCAAAGTTGTTAACAAGTGTATAGGATACAGAGTTGGCTGTAACATCACCTGTATCATCAACTGTACCATCTGCGTGAACATAGCCCACTAGCATAGAAGCTCTAGCTTTTTTAGACATATTAAATAACTTATTATTAAGCTTTTTTGACCATGTATTACCAGGAACAAGATCACTGAATAGGTTTACAAACACCTTAGATCCAACAAATACTTGTAAACAGGTTGTTGTGTTTTGGGTTGTTTTAATACCTAAGTTATTAAAATAATTATGAATCTTATCTGCTATATATTGCTCATTGAAGCCCAAATCAAANCTTAGAGAGGAACCAGTTCTAGTACCATCGCCAGCATAAAGACCTAAGATAAAAGCTAATTGTTCATCTAATGGAATAAGTCTTTGNACCCTATGTTGTGGACAATTTTGTTTCAATGATGCTTGAACAAGTCCATCATTTCTAAGATCTCCATACTCAGATAGATCAATTGTAGTAAAACTTTCTTTAAAGTGGAGCTTTGGAATACTAAGATAATCTCCTTTTTTAATTTCTTGTGCTGGAACCCAAGACATAGAAGGAGTACTGGATGGATTATGTTCCCATTGTCTTCTGTTTTTCTTAGAAAGAATATATAATGGATGCTCTGGTGAGAGATGTTGATCCATTAAGCCATATGGGCTAATTTTTATTATATTACCACTAAAATCACGCTCTTTTAATTCATATACTTCTTTAATTTCGCCAGTATGAGTAATAACTTTATCACCAATTCCTATATCTTCTACTAATTTAGTAGAGCCATCAGCTAAAGCAACATAAGCTGTTTTTGGCACATAACAATACCCATTTGAATCAACAAAGTTCTGTGGATTAAATAACTTAAAGATCATGTCTTCATCGCCAAAATGAGCTAAGGCCTGATTATTATAAGACATTTGAACATATTTATAATAATCAATATCTGACTCATTAACTTGTTGATCATTTTTAGGATCATTATCACTAAAGGGCTTATTGAAGGTCTGTCTAGCTTGCTTTTCTTCTTGTTTAATTTGCTCTTTTGATAATTTTTTATTTATTAAGTAAACAGATTCTGCCGGTAACGGACGAAATCTATGTAGCCCACCAGCTCTTGTTTTAACTTTTTCAACAGCTACATGGCCAAAAGTTAATGCATCTCTCACTGTTAATTTTAAAAATTCACCAAAAAGCATCCTCTCATCTGCTGGAGTTCCTTCTTTTCTACCACAGTGATAGATGAAATCTTCGATGGCAGCAACTTCTGCCAACTCATCTTTAGAATACTCTGCATTGCGGTCTTTCTTAACAACTCTAAAGCCCATTTCAAAACGTCGATGCTCTGGTCTAGAAAATCTCAATAAAGTATCTACACGAGTCTGAATTATAGTGGATACCATCCAATCTCTAATAGAAATCTCTTTAAGGGTTCTATTAGTCAATCTAGACATTTTATGTTTTATATTAACCTGACTAGTTAGGTTTTCAAAATACGGATCATCTATGATTGCTTTTCTTCCAATCTGAGTAGATGCATCGTGATTTTCTACTGTTTCAGGTAACTGGTCTGCAGTGTAATTTCCTCTAGAAACCGAAGAAGATGGCGCAGATTCTCCATCTGTGGTGCTAATACCATCTGCTTTCAATAAATCATTAATTTCACCTTTTACTTGCTTTTTAAGCCATTCATCAATAAAACCCATTATTACACCTCTGTGATATTATCTATTGTACCTTATTACTCTTCCTGAGGTTGTCTTTAGCCCATAAAGGCTGTAAATTACTATAATGACACAACTTTATTAATTCATTGTTTGTTGTAGCAAAGGATAATGGGACTATGTGGTCAATATGCTAACCTAAAAGCTCCACAAGAAAGAGCCATTATTGCCATTCCCCTCATCATCATTGCCATCATCTAGTTGGTCTTTTGTACCAATTTTTCCTAATTTTGATGCATCTGGTTCATTCTGATTTAATGACAAACCATTGGTTGCAGCAAATTCAGCTGGAGAGGGTATTCTATGAAAATTACCCGCACCATCTGTTAGTCCTTGTAGGTTGTCGAATTCTAAACCGCCACCTAATACCATATTAGATTTACCTAATAACAATGTAAGCGCATAACGAAGTGCATCCAGCCAGTGATCGTTTTCTGTATCTGGGGTATCTGTGACAAAACCTGCTGCATCCAGTTTATAATGATATAAACTAAATTCTTGAACAAGGTGCTGGCAAGTTTCTTTGTTTAAGAAAAGTTTAGCTTCCATGGTTCCAGGTACTTTTAATAATTTCTTAATAACCTGTATACCTGTCATTATCTGACCTTTATCTGCATCATTAGCAACAGGTAGTCCAGCCTTCTTCATTTCTTGTATAGAGCCTTGATCAGCTTGATCAGGAACATAGAGTTGGATTCTATACATGAGATGGTACTTTGTCTTAATGTGGTTAATCCAAGTTGGAGTACTAATTTGTGTCATACCATCTGTCTTTACAACGTATACGTTGTCTTTTTTATCTATAAAAAAGACCACCAATGTGTTTGGTGAAGAATATCCCCAGTCTATTCCAGCGTAAGCTGGGAGATTCAATTCATGGCATTTTTTAACAAACACATCATGTGTGCAAATGCCTGGAAACTCTTTTCCAGTTAGTATTTGCCACATTTGATTCCAATCCCTTAAGTGCACTTTATCATCAAATTCTCTATAAATAATTCCTTCAACTGATGGCTTTAAATTCATTAATTGAGCAAGTGCCCAATCAGCGCCTTCTGCTTTAACCTTCTGAATTAAATCATTATCTAGGCTTTTTAACATAGGAGAGGTAGAGGTTTGTTTTTTAGCATCAGTTAGGCAAATTGAGAATATAGGGCATTTTGCACATCCCTCAAATCCCTGATGCACTACGTAGTCTTTTTGTTTACTTTTGTCTCTTTTGTTAAATTCTTGCTCTGTTAGTACTTCCATTTTGTCTTGATTTACGTATAAGGGGATTTTAATAGTACCAGAACGCGCATCTGTACATCTCTCAACAAATTCAAATGCTGTCCATCTACGGACTGTACGACCCTCAGCTTCAGCGTTTTCAATCTGTCTATTCATTAAGCCATATCGTGTTTTGCGTGTAGAGATACCTACCCTTAACGCCTGCTTTCCATTTCGAGAATCCAGCATACCAGATATCTCCTTAAAAGCCTTAACACCTTCACCAGAAACCGTGTCAATTTCATCCACCACTACCAATGGAACATGTGGACCATTAGTGGCCTTAAGCGTGCATGGAATAACCTCTAATGTAAGTTTTTCACCGCCGATATTAAACAAAGATTTTGACATATTTGCTTTTTCTAATATTCTTTGGCTTTCAGGTATATCATCAGGCATTACTAGTGGCTTTAGTTTTCTATTATAAAGAAAGTTTTTTTGATAAGCATAACATCTTTCTGCCTGGTTTTGAATAGCACCAACATGCACAACTTCTCTTTTATCGTGCAGTAAAATCATTAATTCAGCAATAGCCATACCAAGTGTTTTCCCAGAACCCCTTCCAGCCACAAATAGCAGTTCTTTAATTTTTTCTTTATTGTTTTTATTCACACATATATCATATACTTCAAAAACAACATCGAGTGGGTTTGTATCTGAGTATCTAGATACGGTTACATCCGGCAACTCGAGATTTAAAAAATACTTAATCCAAGCTTTAACCTCTTTCCTAGTCTTACACGGGGTTAACAATAACTTCCGCTCTTGTTCCAATGTTAAAGGTTTTACTTTTGCTTTTGCCACTTAAACTCCTCATACTGCTCTTTAGTATTATAACCTTGACCATAGGTATTATGAAACTCTATGTGGCGCTTCAGTTTCTACAATAATATAATCAGTTAATATAATAGACATTACTAATCTTTTGTGTCATCTGACAAGGATAACATATCGGTTATGTTGATTTCTTCTGGTTCCTCTAATTCCTCTGGTTTTCCATTTGGTGTTTTTGATATCAGAGCTTCAAACATTGCTGGTTTATCTTTACCTCTTGATGGAGTTGTTGCTCCAGATATGATCTTATAGAGTGTTTCTGCTACATCTTTGTATTCTTTTATACTAGTGACCCTCATTGAGGGCTTTGGATTACGAACTGGATCTTGAATATACTTTATCATAACGTCTAGGTGTTCAGTGTTTGCTACCGACATCATGGAGGTTAAAAAATCAACTTGATCGAGAACCGATTTGACAACCTTAGCTCTAACACGATCCTGCAACGAGGTTGTCATTTTTTCCCTGTCTTTTACCCACCCGCGAAGAGCAGCTGTTAATATAATCTGACCAATTGGTAAATGCGTAAACTGCTGAGCCAGCTTTTGAAAACTATCACCTAATAAAAAAAGCTCATATATTTTCACTGCATCCATGTCCTTAAGAGCACCTTTTGTCTTATGGGCTCTTAGGTATTTACGCGCCAACTTATACTCTTCTTCTGATAAGCCGTATCTCTCTTCTGCTGTAAAATCTTTCTTAAGTGCCATATTTGTTTCCCTTCCTTATGTTGTCTTTTGCCCACAAGGGTTGTAAATTAGTATAATGATTGAGTTTTAATAGCTCTTCTTCAGATACAGCAATACTTAATGGCTTTATGTGATCTATATGCCAACCATATCTTCCATAGTTGTCCCAAGTCATTCCAGGTTGGAACTTAGACTCTAAGTATTGCCTTAGTTCCTCAAGTGTGCACCCCACATATATTGTAAATTTATCTACTTTAAACCATTTATTAAGTTTCAATGCGTGCCATAACCTAGTCCTTAGGTTTGAACTAACCTTAAATAATGGATTTTTTAGTTTTTTCTCACGACGTGCACTTTGTATTCTTTCTTTATTTAGTTTATAGTTTGCTTTACGCCATTCGCCAAAATGAACACTGTTGCTCTCTCTCCATTTTTTAGCATTCGCAGAGATTCTATCTCGTTTTACCAATCTCAGTTGTTGTTCTTTTAATCTTATTGCTTCTATATTGTTTTGTCGAAAAGTCCTACGACGGGAATTTATCTTATCTCTTTTGCTAAGATATTGATCTTTATTTCTGATATACGATTCTTTTTGGATACTTGTTTTGCAAACTTTGCAAATATTAGATATACCATCTTTGTTGGATAGCTTTAAATGAAATTCAGTAAGTGATAAGTTTTTAAGGCACTTTACGCATTTTTTGGTATTCATTCCAAATATTATTATACCTAATAGAAGCTACACATTGCTCTATACGCACTTCATCTATTCCCTTAATTAAGGATATCTGTTGTAGAGAGAGGCCGAGCATCAACATATAAAGTATATTCTGCTCAAATTCAGTAAAGCTATCTAAAAAAGATACAAACTTAATAGATGGCCTATAATTAAATGCTTCATATACGACCTTATTGAATTCTTCATTAATAGAGTGCTGTAGTTTTATTCTTTCTAAGCTGTCCTTAAAGGACTCTGATGAGTTGCCACTCAAATAGTGCACCCAAAGTTCTTGCCTTAAATCTTCATCACTAGTCAGATTGTCTATTAGGCAGCTGACTTGTGTTAATTGTTTCGACTCCATGTTCTTCAATACCTTCAATATAGGTTACAATATCTACAACCTTGACTGTGGAGGCCCAATTTGGACCACAAAAATCCCTTACAAATTTGTTCAAAATGGCTTGAAAATTTAAAGAACCATGTTTTTTTAACATGTTCTTAAGTCTCCACAAATCAAACAAACCGTCTTTATTAGATAGGGTTTTATATCTAGATATCAATGCTAATAACTCTTTATCTACATAAATAGTGTAATTAATTAACTTTTTATCTGTCTCTATGTCAAGCTCTACAGCCTGCACATTTTTATGTACAATAGACCCACAAAAAAATAGTTGATTCTTTACATCATCATGGATAAGGCCATTATTCATCAACCATCTTCGCTGATCAATATATTCTTCTAGTTTAACACCCTTATCGTTCACTGTGTCTCCTTCAGCAAAACTCTTAATTATTATACCAGACTAGAGTTGCTATTTATGCTTTCTGTAATCTCAAGCGCATGCTTTTTTAAAATATTTTTATCTATTGTTCCAGAGTATACCTTATCTATATACTCAGATATTATAGAGGACATAGATATCGCCTCTATTCTAAGTTGTTTCTTTTCTTTATCATTAAAGATTGTCTTTATTCTCACATCGCGCCCTGTTGTCAGTTTTTTGCCATTCTTAGATCCTATATAGCCTAAAATCTCTGCTTTTGGGCCTGTAATTTCAATAATCCAGTGATCTACATCATTAAGTTGATTAACGATGTCTTCATGCATTTCCTCTATTGTAAACACAGGGGATAATTCATATTTTAGACCCCTCCACATCGGAAGTGGACTTTCTATGAATATCTCTTTATACGTATCTGTATCTATAAGAGAAACCCCTTTGACTTGATTAATATCTGATGCATTATGAGCAAATGGAGACCCTATGTATCTAATTTCTTTTTCACCTACATTAAGTGTTTGTCTTTTGTGTATATGACCGGATATTATTATCTGTGTGCCTATAAGGGTAGAAGCATCAACTCCATCTTTGGTTGTTATATCTCCATAATCTGCCCCTTTAAAAGTCTGATGGGCAACACATATTGGTAGTGTTTCTTTTGGGAAATTATCAGGGTTATGTATATATGGCACAAAGGTCATATTAAATAAATCTTGAGGTTTATCCACTATATAGAGATCTGGATGCAGACCTATCATAGTCTGTAAAGCATGATATTTAATATCTGATGGCTTATAACAGTCGTGATTACCGACTACATATACGACAGGAATACCTAGTGATAGGACTTTATCGAAGTGATATCTTAACTCGGTTAGTAGTTCAGATCTAATTACACTGTGTGTGTCCATGTCATCACCTAGGCATACATATAGATCTGGTTTATGCTGTTCAATTGTCTGATTCAGCCAAGATAGAAACTGTTTAGCTAGATCAAATCTATTAATTTTGAGATGCTTATCTCCAGAAAAAATAACTTTCATGCTCTTTGTACTACCTTATGTGTCAAAATTATCTTAGAAATCTCTTCTATAGAGACTGGCTTAAAATCCCACACATCTACTCCAACATTGATCATGTTATTATAAACTTTCCAATTTTGGTGAACATGTCCACATATAAGCCAATTACCATCATCATTAAGTCGCCATTTACTGTATTTATCATTGTAATCAACATCTGCTACATAGGGAAAATGACATAGATTGATTGTACCTACATCTGGTAGTTCTAATATTGTTTGTTCTGGTAGAACAGTCCACCCATTATCAGTGTACTTCTGTATCCATTTTTGGCGACCTTCTTCATTACGAGATTTTTTATGATAAGAGTGGCAAAAATCATGATTACCGGGCACTAAATACTTAACTCCATTTAATGCTTGTGAAAACATCTCTACTGAACGAAATGCCATAGAGAAATCACCCAGGCAATAAACAATATCATCTGGACCGACAGTGTTATTCCAATTTTTGATAAGTATTTGGTTCATCTCTTCGACTGAAGAAAACGGACGATTACAGTATTTAATAACATTCTCGTGATAAAAATGCTGATCAGAGGTGAAATAAATCATTAGTTTTTACCACTGTTCGGCTTAATTCCACTTTTTAATACAATTTCACAAATATGGTCAAGTCTTTCTATATGTTCAAAAGCACTTAATGGATCATAAGCTACAACACATACACCATGATTTTCTTGACCAACAATGTCATATATGCCACCATTTGGTGGT